AGTTCTGACATAGTTTTCTCCTTAATTTAAACCAGCTAAACGTCTAATGTCAACGACATTATCGTCTTGCTTTGAACTAACGTTAGTTTGTTTTCTATTGCCTGTTATTTCTGTGCCTTCTGTGAGTTTTGCCTTCTGCTTCGCTGGAGATTTACCATCAATTACTGACGGTAGGTACTTGTCAAATGCAGATTGTAGTCTGTTTGTTTGTACTGATTCCAGTAAATCTGTCATGATTTCTTGTTCTGCTCTGTTTAGTGGGCCTAACAATCCATCAATCGTTTCTTTGCGTTCAGCAACTAGTGCCATACGTTTAACTTCCTTCGCCTTAGATTCAGCTAAAGTTTTTGCTTTTATTGCAAATGCTCTTGCTTCGACTAGTTGTTTGTCTTTAACTGCGACTACATTCATAAGTTTTGCAACTTCTGAATTTTCATTCAGGTGACTAGTTGCGTACTCTGATGCAAACGCTTCAAACATTTTGCGACCGAAATCGTTCTTACGTGCTTCATCGATATCTTCCTTCAATGCGTTGATTTCACCCTTTAGAGTGGACTCAACGATTTTCGATACCTTGTTAGCACCTTTTGCAATAAAGTCTTTTTTGACTTCAGCAAATTTACTTTTAGCTTCACGTACAAGTTTTACCTTGGTTTCAGCTAAGTCTTTTTTGTCTTCGTGGAACTCTGCAATTTCTTTAGCAAGTGCATCGACAATAAAGTTCTCAAGCATACTGAATTTATCAGACATTGCTTTTTGATCTTCATGAAGCTCAGTAACTTCTGACTTTAGTGATTGCATAACAAATTTTTGCATTAACGATGCGTCTTCACGCATTTTTACAGCATATTTTGCTTTGGCTTCAGCTAATTGTTTGCGGTCTTCTGCAAACTCAGAAATTTCTTCAGCTAAACGCTCGGAGATCATAGCATCAATAGCCTCAACCATAGTTGATTTATCATGCTCATATTTCTTAGCAAATTCTTCGCGAAGTTCAGCAGTTGCTTGCTGACGGTTCTCTTTGATTTTGCTATCCCATGCGCCTTCGATTTCAGCACGGATTTCTTCGGAAACTACATCGTTTTCAAAAAGTGTTTTAAGTGCGTCCAACATATTATTTTCTCCTTTTATTGGAGTCTACTGATTATATTAACCAGAGATTCTTTTAAGTATTTTTGTGCCTTTGGGTCGTGTTTGGTTGCCTGTGCAAGTTCGTATGCCTTCATTCCTCCACGTGCATTCATTAAATGTTCGTAGATTGGTGTAGGATACGCACCAGGGGCGCTAGGCTGAGCCACAACGTCCACAGTGATTATTTCAAAATCAGAAACTTCATTACTGCCGTCTTCTGATACATTACCACTTCCTCGCGATGAAACACCTAGTTTAACACCATTTTGTATCATAGTGCTAACTAACTGCCCCATCGGAGTTGGTAGAATTTTTAATTTACCATAACCGTTTGCGCCATCCATCCAACATTCGTTGATCATATGACTCACGCGGTCTAAGTTAATGTTAAGTCCTTCAGGATGATCAACTTCTCCGAGAACTGAATATCCTCCAGTGATTTGATCATTGAGAGTTTTGACAGCCCTACCAATTTCGTTTACAGGATATACACGTTGGTTTGCATTACGCACCCCGCCTTGTATGCAAATACCTTTCATATAAAGATCTTTGCCCCCGATAGCGTTATCGGTAGACTCAACGACTATGTTAGCCTGGTCGAATGTCAGATGCTCTCGTAAGTTTATCATTTAAATTCCCTTAACAATTATTTAGAACCAATGATTGATTTACCATCAGTTCCAGTTTCGCCTGCGCCTTTCTTTTCAGCGCCGTGGCCTTTTGGCTGTGCTTTCATGCTTTTTGATGCTTTGCCGCCTGGAACATTAACGTTACCAGCTGTTTCATCTTTTGTAGATGTTCCTGCTAGTCCGCCTTCTGTGCCGCCGTTTCCGCCGTCTGCATTCTGCGCCAAGTTTGAAGCAGTGCCGCCCATGTTATTTGCACCAGCTACAGTTGACTTTGAGTTTGCACCGTTGTCGCCCATTTTAGCTGTTACTTTTTCAACATATTCACGCATTGTTTCTGCTTCTGATTTAGTTGATTCATCAGTTTCTTTGTCTGACTCTTCAACTTCTTCATCTGATGCTTCAAAATTGTATGACTCTTCTTCTGGCTCTTCTTCAGCGTCAGCATCTGGATCCATATCCATGTCGCCTTCGTCTTCTTCGCCTTCGTCATCGTTATCGTCACCCATCATTTTTTCAAATTCTGCTTTTAGATCGTCTAAAGCAACTTCTAGATCGTCAACACGATCTTCTACATCACCTTCTCCGCCTTCAGCGTCAGCATCCATGTCCATGTCCATGCCCATGTCGCCGCCTTCTGCGTCTCCATCCATGTCTCCCATGCCCATTTTGTTTATTAAATCGTCTGCTGGATCGCCGCCTTCAACTTCAAATTCGTCTAAGTTAAAGTCTTCGTTGACTTCGTCATCATCTGACTCATCTACTTCTTCATCATCTGACTCATCTACTTCTTCATCATCTGACTCATCTACTTCTTCGTCATTTGACTCATCTACTTCTTCATCATCTGACTCATCAACTTCTAGATCTGATTCTAGCAAACCTTCGTAGATGTCTCTTGATTTTTCTACCACAATCTCGTGGAATAATTCTTCTGCTCCAGACTTGTCTTCGTTAACAAGTTTCTCGAGCATTTCTTCAAATTTGTTACTCGCCATTATTTTTCTCCTATAAATGTTGTACCTATGGTAAGGCTGTCAGTTGTATTTAACATATATGGGGAAAAGTGTATAGAAATAGGTTCAAAACGACTCGTTTTGAACAATCAGGGTAACACAAACTGTTTTTTAAACTCTTCTACAGTAATTGTATTGTAGTTATTAAGTTTATTTAGTTCGTCAGGACAATAATTATCTGGTGTTATTACTCTAATAAACTCAGTTTTTTCATGTTCTTTTACTACACTTTGAGTTTGTCTTAACCAATTTCCAAAGAATGTTGCACTGTCTTGTGACTTTTTATAGTTAGGTGTATCAGCATATACATTATTAAACCTTTGACCATCTTTTAATCCTTTATAATCAAAACCTAGTATATAAATTCTTTTGTGTCTATGTTGTGCCGATAACCATAATGCTGTTGGACCACTTGACCAACCTTTTCCGGGTTGGAAGTAATTAAAGTGCTGTAAACCTTCGTAGGACTTGTTGTAGTTTGTCCATACTTGATTTTTTTGTTGGTACATAGACTTATTAATTTCTAATACCATTTTAACATCAACAGCAACTAAGTAATCTGATCTAAATGTCCTGTACAATGCATTACATCCGTATATTGGGCCGTACTTTCTTAATTCGTCAGGTTCTATACTGGATCTACTCAATCCATTACCTAATACAAATGCTGCGTTTTGATTGTGAGAAAATCTACTTTCGTCTACTATTTCATTTTGAAAGAAGTCTATTGGTTTAGATCGTTTGGCATATTCTGTTTTTTTGTCGTTAGACATTTTTTCCAAACGTCTAATTTCCATTAATCGTGTTGCTTCTTGTTTAGAGTATCTGGTCTTGTCTAGTTTTGCCATTAAACACCGGCAGCGGCTGCTTGCGCTGCTATTCCATACATTTGTCTTACGAAGCCTAGTTCGTCAGCCTTCTCAGTTGTATGTAGCTCGCTTGCTTTCCTTGCACGATTAATTTGGCGTAGGGTAAGTCTTGTCTTTCTTGTGTCATCAAAATCGACAATTGAATCATCGTATTGTGGCTCGTAGCGATTATCGTCTACAGGCTCAACAGTTTCTTTATCGTAATAAAATAATTCTCTTAATATCATAATACTATTTATATCGTTTGGTCAGTTGATGGTGCCGCGCCAGGTGCTCCTGCTGCATCCCCGCCGGTTACAGTATCTGGTGAAGTGCCTTCTGCACCTATTTCCGGAGTTTCTTCATCTGCCGCAATATCCTCTGCTCCACTTATGTCAGCACTGATTCCTGCAGAGCTAATTCCTGCTCCGCGCATTTCTGCACTTGCATCTGATGGTGGTT